TGACGTAAAAGATGATGTGCATGAGTTGATGGATGCACTAAGAAGATTAGAAGATAAGTTAGACAAAGTATTGATGGGAAGTAGATAATGGCAATATTTACAGGTTTCAAACCACAAGCTATACAAAAGATAGCTAATCGTCTTGGTTACACAGGAGCTATGGAAAACTTTGATAATTACCTAGAGCAAAATCCTGAAAAGAAAAGACAGATGATTGTTTATGAAGATGCTGCAAAACAAATGGCTCGTGGTGGTGTTGTCAAGATGCAAGAGGGTGGTAATCTCCTAGCTGGAAGACCTCCGGGGTTTCAAGATAGAGGTGGTTCAGGACCTGAACCTGATCCAAGACTACGAAGTGTTGTACAAGAGGGTGGACAAGCTACACCAAGACCTTTACCAATACAGGACATACCTCAATATGACCCTGCAGGTGGACAAAAGGTTGGTGACATAACTGCACAGCAGATGCAGTCTCCTGCATTACCCTATGGCTCTACAGTTGTACCTGTAGGAACACAACAGCAACAAGAACAGTTTATTGACCCTAGCACAGGATTAGTCGTAGGAACTGTGTCTGTTCCAACAACTATGGCTACAACTACAGGTGTAGATGCTAGAGCAGAAACTCCTGCAAACCTAATGACCCCTGATCAAGTCACTGATTCAGTTGAAACAGCACTTACTGCCACACAAGCGGCTCAGACAAACCCTGCTGATCCAAGAGCACAAATTACAGCGGCTCAACAAATAGCATCTAGTGTTAGAGATTTAAGTGCAGCTCAAGGTAATGCTACATTAATAAATAATCCTACACAAAGAGAAATACAATCAGGAGAGCTTGTAACTTCAACTGCAAATGCAGAACGGGCAAAAACATTTACAGAGCAGATAGAAGCTGCCACTGCTACCCCTACAGACAAAGCCTCTGTAGCAGGTCAGTTAGGACTATTGACTTCCAACTTTGATGCTACAAATCCACCTGCATGGGCGGCAGGAGCAATTAGAGGTGTACAATCTGTTATGCAACAGAGAGGTTTGGGTGCATCTAGTATTGCAGGACAAGCACTCGTACAGGCTGCTATGGAATCTGCATTACCTATAGCACAAGCAGATGCACAGATACAAGCACAATTTGAGACACAGAACTTATCAAATAGACAACAACGTGCAATGTTGGCGGCTCAACAAAGAGCGGCTTTTATAGGTCAAGAGTTTGATCAAGAGTTCCAAGCTAGAGTTCAAAATGCATCAAGAATAGCTGATGTAGCAAATGTTAATTTTACTGCAGAACAGCAGATAGCACTAGAGAATAGTAGAATAGCAAACACAATGAATTTAAACAACTTGTCTAACAGACAAGCATTAGTTATAGCAGAGGCATCAGCATTAGCAAATCTAGATTTATCTAACCTTAATAATAGACAGCAATCTGCAGTGCAAAATGCACAGTCTTTCTTACAAAGAGATATGGCTAATTTATCTAATACACAGCAAACTAACTTATTTAAATCACAGCAAAGAATACAATCTTTATTGACTGACCAAGCAGCTACTAATGCTTCTAGACAGTTTAATGCTACATCTCAGAATCAAGTAGATCAGTTCTTTGCTAATCTAGCTACACAAATAGGACAGTTTAACGCAACACAGTCTAATGCACAGGCACAGTTTAATGCAGGTCAAGCTAATACTGTAGAAAGATTTAATGCAGAACTAAATAATCAACGTGATCAGTTTAATGCACAGAATCAATTAGCTATAGCACAGAACAATGCAGTATGGAGAAGAGAGATAGCCACTGCAGATACTGTTGCTGTAAATAGAGCTAATGAAATAAATGCAAATAATTTACTAGATATATCAAAAGAAGCGTATGATAACTTATGGCAATATTATGCAGACACTATGGAGTGGGCATGGACAAGTGCTGAAAGTGAATTAGATAGAATCAACAAGTTAGCTACTACAAACGTACAAGCAGATGCAATGATGAAATCAAGAGAGATGGAAGCAGATGCAAAAGCAGCATCAGGACTTGGTGGCATGGTAGGTACTATATTAACTGCAGGAAAAGATTCACTTATAGGTGGTTGGTTATGTTGGGTAGCTAGAGAAGTGTATGGTGCTGATAATGTTAAATGGGTTAAGTTTAAAAATTGGTTAGATCTAGATGCTCCAAAGTGGTTTGTTTGGTTATACAAAAGATATGGAGAAAGATTCGCTCTGTACATTAAAGACAAACCTAATTTAAAGAAAGTTATTCGTTACTTTATGGACATGGTAACTGAGAAAGAAAAGAAAATAGGACTAAAAAATGACAACTTATATCCGATCAAATCGTAGATCATGGTTTAACATTAATGAATCTCTAAAAAGAAATGGTAACGCTCCTGTAGAAAATAAGAAAACAAGTCTACTAAAAAGACCTGAATCTAATATGGCAGGAGATATGAGTGAAACAGAATACTATGTAAAAGTTATTAGAGATGCTTTTAAAAGAAACATGGATGTAAAGGAACAGTAAATGGCAAGATCATTAGAACCTGAATTAGATGCTCCTATTCCGGGAATGGCTCTAACACACGAGTTAGGTGCTAGACCTTGGCAAACTCCACCACAAATGACATCTGTTGAAGATGCAATAAACTTCTATATACCAAGAATAGGTGATCCAAAATATACAAATCAAGTATTAGGTTTATTAGAAAGTGGCACATCACTAACTACTATAGCAGAAACTATGACTTTGGTAGGAACTATGGAAGGCAAACATAATATAGATGTGGCAGTTTTAGTTAATCCTATAATTGTAGAATATCTAAAAGGCATGGGAGATGTTGCAGGTGTTAATTATAACATAGATAATACTGAAACATCTGTTGATTTAGAGGTGTCCGATAAAATGGTTGAAGATGCAGTATTAGAACTGCAAGGCGAACAAAAAATTACACCTGAACAACAAGAAGAGATAACTGAACTAGCAGAAGAAACTGTACAACAAGAGCGAAAAGGTTTGATGGCAAGAAAAACTGAGGAAGCAGAGTAATGGGATTATTTGGTAGATTAGGATTAGGTAGAGGATTACTTATCAGTGGTGGTAGAGCTGCAGATATTATTCGTGTATCCGAAGAAAAGAAACAAAAAGACATGACTGATGCATTCAATAAATTTGTTGACAATACTGCTCCACAATTAAAAACTGCTTCAGCTAAACAAAAGCTAATATCTAACAGAGTTAAAAAAGATTTATCTATAATAGTAAATAGTTTTTTTAAAGATAGTAATTTAGATGATAATGTAAAATATGAGTTAGCATCTACTATATATTCAACAAATGGTAATAAATTATCAAACGTATTAACAGATGCAAATTCTAGAAAACTACAATTTGCTTATGCTAACAAAGGCGATACGTCAAAATTTAATTATCTAAATTCTTACATAGAAGAAGGATCATTAAAAGATGTAACTTCTGATAGAAGTTTAGATCAGATAGCACAAAGTTTTGCACAAGAGATTGCACCTATGCCAACATTAGATTTAAAGGCTAAAGCAAAAGCATTAGGTGCATACAAAGAAACTGCATTTACAACACCTGATACAGATAAAATATATCAAAACTTAGTGGCATCTACGGGTTATATGGAGCAGAAACCTGTACCTTCAGGACCTGCTATTGGTATAAAAGCAGCACCTGTAGATTTATCTAAAATACAAGCGTTTGAGACTGCAAGTTTATCAAAGAAACGAATAGAACAAGACATAAAAACTTTTCCAATGCAAGAAAAATTATTAAAAGCAAAAGTAGATAATATAGATTTAAATCAAGAGATGTTGGAAAACAAAGTAGAACTAGTAAAAGCTGATGTGGATCAAATTGATCAAAATAAAAATTTAAAAGATTTGCAAGAAAAAAGAAGTAAACTCGCTCTAGAGAAAGATAAAATAAATTTTAAAGAGTTAGAAAAGAAAATAGCCATTGGTGACTTTACTATGGATGATTTACTTAAACAGTATAAGATTCTACGTGATGATGGATATGCTAAGATAGCTACAGGATTTAACCAAACTTCAGGTAGTTTTATACTGCCATCTGATAAGCCTAATCTTATTGCAGGTGTGCAGCAGAATGCTTTTGCAAGTATAATGAAAAATATAAGAAGAGAAAATGTAGGCAGCTTATTAAATAGTGATGTTGTTTCTAACTTCATAGCGTTAGCAAATAATATTCCTGCTATCGCATCTGCACAAGGTGTTCCACCTGAATTTGGTAAAGTATATGAAAACAGAGATGGTGGTAAATTTATATATCTAGGACCGGGTGTATTAAAGAATGCCAATCAAGAAGATATAACAAATATACCAATACCAAGATAGGATAAGCTATGTCTTTAGATACTAGATCAGATGATGCCTTAGGTTTTAATCAACCATCTCCCGTTCCCACACAAATAACTGCGACTCCCGTAGAAAAGGTTGACCAACAACCTCAACAAACTCTCTCCAAAAAAGACTTAATAGACGATGATGACTACTATAATGATGTTCTTCAGTATAGAGAAGACAGATTTGGTACAAAAAAAGATATTGGAACTAGTGTTTTTGTACTGCCTTTTTTAAAAGGTGAGTTAAATAGAGAAAATCTAGTAGATGATATGATTGATAATTATAGATTCATCACATCAAATGAAATGAATGCAGTTGCAGAACTAGATTGGTTAAAAGATACAACAAGAAAAGAGCAAGAAGCTATAAATAAAGCTAATACTGCAACAAATGACATACAAAGAATAAAGTTTCAGAATGAAGCCAAGAAGTTTGGTGAGATGAAAGCACGAGCTGCTAGAGTATATAGAAAAACAAACAATCTAGCTTCTATAGTTGAACTAAAAAGATATGAAGGACAAAGCATACTTGACAATGTTGTCGATGTCGTTGATACAGTGGGTGGTCATATAGCTGCTAACATATCTGCTCCACTATCTGTAATATCTTTAGGTGCAGGTAAAGAAATTTTAAAGTATGCAGGTAAAAAGTTTGCAGGTAAAACTGTAACTCAAATATTATTGAGTGCCGCCACTACAGGAGCTATAGATGCAACACAAGCAGGTATAGTAGATGTTGTAGTTCAAGGTGCAGAAAAAGAAATGGGTATAAGAGAAAACTATGACCCTACAAGAACTGCTACAGTTATGGGTACATCTGCTGTTATATCAGGTGCGTTAAGTGGTTATGCGACTAGGAATGCTCTAAAATCAGATGTAGGAACATTAAGAGAAAGAATAGATGGTGCAGTAAAAAAAGTTAGAGATGCTCAAACAAAAAAAGCACAAAAAACTATTGAAAAAAAGAGACAAATAAGTGCAGGAATAGAAGATAGTTTTGTAGATGACATTGAAAGTACTTTCGGCACAGGTGCTATAATAAGAAATAAAAATGGTAAAGTAACAGGTGTTGATAAAGAGGTAGTTAAAAATGCAGGTAGGTTAGAGATAAGAAGAGTAGGTGAAGAAAACGAATTAATTGAACCTGCTTTAGATTTTGATGTATTTTCAAGAGTTGTTGGTGGTATAACAGATATTTTTGATACTGCTAATAAAAATATAGAATCTTTAGTGGCAGAGGGTGGAGATATAAATGTAGTTAAAGATCTATTAAAACCACTTAGAAAAGAGGAGATGATTTCTGATAGAATATTTAAAATATTACTAAGTGATCATATTAACAAAGACATACCTCTAGGAATATTAGGACAGTATGGAGTCTCAAGTAAAGACTTTGCAGCAATGATGTTATCCCACACAAGTAGAGCAGGTGGCACACTAAGTTTAATATCTAAACTGCCACAGAAGTTAAGCAGAGCTAATAGAAAAGTTACTCCTGAAGAGTTAGCAGAAGAAACAGCGGCAGTTTCAATAAATAGTCGTTTTGGTGAAGTGTTTAGAAGATTAGAAAATGTTCGTAGAGCCGCTTTGGTATCAGGTGTTGCAACTGCAATGAGAAACGGGTATGCTCAATTTCCTAGATTAGCTATTGATACAGTAATAAGTGTATTTGAAGATACTTTTGATCCTACTAAAAAGTTTAGTGTCAAAGGCACTATGGCACAAATGAAATATACCATGAGAGACAACTCAGAAGCTGCAATAATATCTGACTTTTTATTAAGCAATTTTACCGAAGCTAAACGTAGAATGTGGAATCAATTTAGCGAAGTCAAATCTAGATTAGAAAAAGCAAAACCTAATCAAGAGGCTTTATCTAGTACTAGAACAGACAACATAGGAAAACCCGGGTTCTTATATCGTGGGGTTGATTCTGTTCTAGAAAAGTACGAAGGTGCTATACATCATTTTAATGTATTTAATAGATTTCAAGACTCCTTGTTTAGACGAGGAGCTTTTATGGGTTCTTTAGAAAGACAGTTAATTAATAAAAAGACAACAATAGATGAAGTCTTAGAAAAAGGAACTTTCTTAGATCAGGTAACAGATGATATGATGGCAAAGGCAGTAGATGATGCTCTTGAGTTTACCTTTGCGGCACAACCTAAGTTTGGTCTTTTTAAACTATTAAATAACTTTATTGTTAAATCAGGTTTAACTTTAGGTTTACCTTTCCCAAGATTTATGTTTAAAGCTATGGAAATGTCTTATAATTATGGTGTATTTGGTGCTGCTACAGGAGTTTTTAGAATAATGGCTAGAGCAGGAGATATCTCTGCAGGAAAAGGTAGAATGGCTGCTCTCAGTAAAGAAGGAGATTTTTTTGGTAAAGGTGCTTATAGACAATTAGCCGAGGGAATAGCAGGTTCTATGGTTTTATTGCCTTTAGGATATATATTGCGTGATCCTGACAATGATGTAGCAGGTTCAGAATGGTATAAACTAAAAGATAATTTAATTGGAGAATTTGATGCAAGAGTTTATGGTCCTATATTAACACCATATTTATTACTAGGTGAAATGATACATAGAAAGGAAAGGGGTGTTCCTGTATTAAAAGGAAG